TGCCAGAGCCTAAAATGCGCATCTTGAAGTGAGGAGGTCAGGAAATGGAAGAATTGATTGAATGGCTGGATAAGCTGACTATGATTGTTAAAGAACTGAAAGGAAGGAAATCAACTTCAAGACATTTTATTACGATATGGGAAAACGATTATAAAAATCTATTACTAGTCAAAGAATACCTAACAGACTATGAAAAACTAGCTAAGGACTATCGTGATGTGGAGCTTAAAAATAAGCTGCTAAAGCTTGAAAAACTAGAGTTAGAAGGCAGGTACATCTATGAAGATATGCGGATGAAGTACCGCGCTAATCGTAGGAAATGGGGTGCTAGGTATGTCTGAAGAATTTAGAATACTCCCTCATGATCTAGTCGCAGAGCAGTCTGTTCTTGGAGCGGTATTTATCGCACCTGATACAATCATTTCGCTGGCAGATGAATTGGTTCCTGAGGATTTCTACAAGCCTGCCAACAAGATTGTATTTAAGACCATGTTGTCTCTCTTTAAAAAAGGCGAGCCAATCGATGCTACGACAATGGTTTCTGCTCTTACCAATCAAGGGGATATTTCAAACATTGGAGGTATTAACTACGTTGTAGAGTTGGTAAATTCAACACCAACTTCAAAAAATGTGGAGCATTATGCCAAACTGGTTAAAGAAAAGGCTACGCTTCGAAAGGTAATCGCTGACTTGTCAGAGTCTCTTTCTAGCGCATATCAAGGAGATGTATCGATTGGTGACATCATTGCTAAAACTGAAAAGTCTATGCTAGATATCAGTAATCAAAATACAGGGACAGGATTTCGTAATGTGGCTGATATCCTTGATACACATATGCAGATAGTCGAGACTCGCTCGCAGACAGATGGATTCGTGACTGGTCTGTCTACTGGCTTTGTCGGATTAGATAAGATAACAACAGGCCTTCACGAAGGAAATCTTATCATTCTTGCTGCTCGTCCTGCTATGGGTAAGACGGCGCTAGCTTTGAACATTGCAAAGCATGTGGCTGTACAGGAACATAAACCTGCTGTTATCTTTTCGCTCGAAATGGGAGCAGAAGAATTGATTGAGCGCATAGTGGCATCTGAGGGGATGGTTCCAGGTTATCATCTGAAGACTGGGAATCTTAGTACTGATGAGTGGAAAAGGTTTGTACAGGCGCAAAGCAATATCTATGATACGCCTATTTTTGTGGATGATACTGCTGGTATTCGGATTTCAGAGATACGGTCAAAGGCTCGAAAACTCGCCCAAGAAATGGGCGGTCTGGGTGTCATTATCATTGACTACTTGCAGTTGATAACTGGGGCAAAGGGCGAGAATCGTCAACAGATCGTTTCAGAAATTTCAAGGGAATTGAAGATATTTGCTAAAGATTTGAAAGTACCTGTCATTGCCTTATCGCAGTTGAGTCGGTCGGTTGAGCAGAGACAGGACAAGCGACCAATGCTATCAGATTTGCGAGAATCTGGTTCGATTGAGCAAGATGCAGATATTGTAGCTTTCTTGTATCGTGATGCCTACTATCAGAAGGAACAGGGAGACAGTCAAGAAGCGAATAACGTGACCGAGCTGATCCTGGAAAAGAATCGGCATGGCAGTTTAGGCACAGTGAAGTTGTATTTTCACAAAGAGTACACAAAATTTTCAAGTGTGGAGGAGGTATAACAATGATTAAAAAAAGCGAAGTCACTGGATTCTTATCGTTTTTCAAATTTCCAAAGCCATTTATCTATGATGAGAAATATAAGACATTGAGCAATAACGCTAAAATGCTCTATATGCTTCTGTTTGATAGGTTAGAACTATCTTTAAAAAATGGCTGGCATGATAAAGAAGGGAACGTTTTTCAGTATTACACCAATGAACAGTTGATGATTGACTTAAATTGCAATAGCAACAAGACGATTATCAAAATCAAAAAGGAATTGAAAGATGCTGGTCTAATGACGGAAGTCAGACAAGGTATGAACTTACCAAACCGCATTTATCTTGATGCTCTTAACGGAAGTGTAGAAAGTACATTTCAGGAAGTGCAAAAAGTACACCATGGAAGTGTAGAAAATACACTTTCGGAAGTGCAAAAAGTACACACAATCAAGACTGAGAATACTAAGACTGAGAATAACAATAATAAATTGTTAATTTGTAAAGAAGTTATTTCTTATCTCAATTTGAAAGCTAAGAAGAATTTTAAGGTTGATACTGCTAGTCATCAAAAATTTATCAAGGCAAGGTTAAAAGAGGGCTATGTCCTTGAAGATTTTAAAAAGGTTGTGGATGTTATGGTCGCTAAGTGGAAAGGTACAGAGTATGAGCAGTATCTTCAACCACAAACGCTCTTCGGCAACAAGATGGATAATTATCTAAATCAACCGATGCCAAAACGTTCTACAATTTTAACCAGTACGGTTGACGAAAGGCTAGGATTTTAGATGAAGCAGTTTAAACAATTCAAAACTAGAACAGTTCTTGATGATGTCTGTGAAATCCATGGATGCCATCTTTGGTCTGTTAAAATTCCTATCAAGGGCAAGGTTGAGGAAATCAGTCAATGTCCTGAGTGCGAGAAAGAGAACATTCGACTCTTTGAAAAGCAGTTGAATATGGAATCTGAAGTTAAAAGCAAGCTTTCGGACACTTATGAGGTCTTTGCTCGTGACAGTATCGTTTCAAGTAAGCTGGCCAGCAAGTCGCTACATGACTATGAGATTCAGGTTGATATTGATGAAAAGGCTATGAATTTCGTGAAGCGGTTGGAACGTTGCTATGCGAAAGGTGAGACTGGGAATGCTATCATCACTGGTCCGTCTGGTGTTGGTAAGAGTCATCTGACCTATGGATTTGCTCGGTTTCTCAATGAGCAATTTAAGTCTTATGATGAACCGAAAAGCGTGCTTTTTGTGTCGGTTGTGACCTTGTTTGACAAGATTAGAGAAAGCTTTGAGTTTGACAATGGATTTTCAGAAGCCAAGATGGTCAAGCTACTGTCTGAGGTTGATTTTCTCTTCCTGGATGACCTTGGGAAAGAGAGTCGCAAGGCTGACACGAGGCGAAGTGAATGGGCGCATCAGATATTGTTCAAGATCCTGGATAATCGGACGAATACGATTATCAACACGAATTTGTCTAGTGAAGAAATTAAAGAGCTTTACTCGGACGATTTTGGGAATGGTGCTCTATCAAGTCGAATTTTCGAAGGAGCAACTGGCAGATGCTTTGTGTATCCAGCTGGGATGAAGGATAGGAGGTATTGATGAGAGAGTTTTTTAACAACGATTGTATGGACATCATGAAACAATATCCTGATGATTACTTCGACCTAGCTATTGTTGATCCACCTTATTTTTCTGGTCCAGAAAAAAGAGAATACTATGGTCGAAAAGTCAGTCCGATTGGTGTCAATAGACTGTATGGCAGAACATCAGAGTGGCAAATTCCAAATCGAGATTATTTTGACGAACTTTTTAGAGTTTCAAAAAATCAAATCATTTGGGGAGTAAATTATTTCGACTATTCTTTTGGCTCTGGACGTATCGTTTGGGACAAAGTTAATGGTCATTCAAGTTTTTCAGATTGCGAGCTAGCATACTGCAGTTTGCATGATAGCACGCGACTATTTCGCTATATGTGGAATGGTATGTTGCAAGGGAAGTCAATATCCGAAGGACATATCCAGCAAGGAAACAAGGCTTTAAATGAGGTTAGAATTCATCCAACCCAAAAACCCATCAATCTTTATTTCTGGTTACTTCAGAACTATGCAAAAGACGGAGATAAGATTCTTGATACTCATGTTGGTTCAGCAAGTAGCTTGATTGCTTGTCAGGAGTTAGGTTTTGAGTATGTTGGTTGCGAGCTTGACAAAGACATCTTTAACCTTGCTCAACAGAGACTTAATGATTATGAAAAACAAATAAAACTACTTTAGAAAAGGAATTGGAGGTAGAAAAATGCGTAAACAGGAACTGATTAAACGTATCGAGGATTTGCCTTATACAGAGGGGCCTATCGCAGATACAATCGAAATTAATAGAAATTGGATATTGAAATCAATTGAACAACTAGACGAACCAGAAATGGGTCACGCAGACGAAGCACCTCGCTATGTCAAAAACATATTGGCAAGATTACGAGAATTGCCATTGCATAATCGTGAAGTTTGGCTAAATGCTATCATGGGTGAATTTGAGAAAGATTTCAGTAGTGCAAAATGGCGTGAAGGGTATGAGAAAGGAAAATTTGAGGGTATGCTTGAACGTGATAAAGTCACAATTCCGCAGTTTGTGGCGGAATATATCGAGGAAAGTAGATTGAAAGGCTGGGATTTACTGGCTTCGATGTGCTTTGTACTTAATGCAAAAAACAAAAAAACTACAAAGTGGTTTTATTTAGGCGAAAATAAAAATATATTCGCTCTTGCTTGGATATTTGGCTACACAGTCGAGGTCGATGAAGAGAAAAAATACAAAATTACACTTCTAAACCGAAACGACGGGGACTTATATCTCATCAACCAAAATGCAGGAGTATCTGATAAATACGGACATTTTTCTCCCGTAGTGCTCCTTTTTACAAAAGAAACTAATTTCTCAGAACAGTGCTATAAACTCACGAAAAAGGAAGTAGCTTCGAATGGCTTCGGATGGGTATTCGATTGTCCAGGAATCAAGATCGAGGAGGTCACAGAATGAGTAAATTTGAAATCTCCCTGTCTAAAGATGACCTTGAACATATCGCTAACGGTTATGACATCAAAATCAAAATCGATGGTAAAAGATTTTCGAACACAAATGAAATCATTTTGAAACCTGCATTGACAAATGATGTTATGGCTCCGATATTGAATTATAAAAATAAAATAATCGATACTGAACAGCAAAATATTGTTAATAATTTCATGGGAGGTGCAAGATGACACCAAAAGAATTTATTGAAACACTAGAGCAGACAAGACAAGTTAATCTTGAACGCTTTAAAAAGTACGGTCCGACTTTTAGAGGGGGCAAAGTTTTTCATGCAGATACTTTAATTGAGGTGGAAGATGAGTGATTTTCTAAAAGGTATCGGAGCAGTAACATTAATGCTATCAACAGCTGCAGTCGTTCTCCTCACTATTTGCGGGCTTATTGAATGGTATTTTACATGGGTATTTTCAATTTTCCCAATCAAACCTTATTTAATACCGGTTCTGTTAGTACATTCTTTTCTTTTTGGAGGGTTGATATTCCTTGTAGGAAGTTTAGTTGAACTAATCGGCAAAAGGAAATCTAAAAGATAAAATATAGGAGGTAAAATGAAACGATTTATTGCAATCTGGATTGTCTTGTCAGCTACTTTGAATATCTGGCAATGTGTCCACATTAAAAATCTTGAAAAAAGGCGCCCTATTGTCATCTATAAAGCTGACAACAAAGGCGCAGAAATTAAAGGCAGAGTAGTCTACAAGGAGCAGATTGGTGACCTGCATACAATCACTATTAAAAATTATGGCATTTTCGTAGTCACGCAAACAAGCTATGAATTTTTAAGGATTGGAGACGAGGTGAGATTATGAAACCTAAAAAATATCCGTATTCAGGAAGCAAAACAAAGAAAGTGACTACAACAGGAATAGGAGCTCAAGAGCTTGTAGTTTTCCCTAACATAGCTTTTAGAAAAAGCTTGCTCAAGCACATTTTCTCAGTTGTCAAACAACATGACAACGCTACAATCATTTACTTCAGAATTCCAAAAGTATTCGGATACGAGGAGAAAAGAGCAAAAGTATATCTAAGCTACGAAAAGACGATGATGATACTCAATAGCTACTAAAACAAAAAAAGCCAAGGCACTCTCTGCCTCGACAACGTTTTCAATAATATTATTATATCATAAAGGAGATAGAGAGTGAAGGCAAAAGAGCTTTTGAGCGAGTTGCAAAACCTCGACATGGATATCCAGAGCAGAATAGACGAAATCAACGAACTTGAAGCTGGCCTGCTCTCAAGTCCTAAGTGGTCCGAGGTTAAGGTTAAAGGGGGGCAACCAAGGAAGATTGACGACGTGTATGCTCAGTTGATAACTATGAAGGATGCAATCGAGAAAGACACAAAGACGATCATTGACAGAAAGCTAGAACTAAGCAGGATGATCAACAGGCTATCAAATCCAAAATATCGGACAATCTTACGGATGACCTACATCAATAAAGGTACAGCTGATAGTATTTGCTATGATTTAAAAATGAGCCGTACAACCTATTACAGATTAAAAAATGAGGCTGTTTTAGCCCTAGAAGAAATCATCTGATGTTATAGGTTCAAAATGGGACTATTTGGGACGGCACGGTTCTAAAAATCTGTTAGAATGGTAGTATCAAATGCTGCGGCAGATGATACTCCTTTATGAAAATTGAGGCGAAAGCCTCTCTAGACGACGAGAAGGATTCTGGCACTCTCTTCTATTTGTTGCTCCCTTTTGAGAAGTGTCCTTGGTTCAATTCCAGGCGTCGTCATAAAGGCTACAAAAAAATAAAAAAGAAAAGGTAAGAATATAATATCGATTCTAACAGAGGTCAGTAGTCGCCTCATATCAAACCACTCTTTGAGTGGTTTTTATTTTGTCCGAAAGGAGGTAGTCCATGAGTGGATAAATTAACCCCAAAACAAGAGCTATTTGTCCAAGGGATAATCTCTGGACTATCTCAAAGACAAGCGTACAGACAAGCCTACAAAGCTGAAAAAATGAGCGATGCTGTAGTCGACAATAAAGCCTCCGCCCTTTTTAATAAGGGTGAGGTAAGGGTGAGGTATCGTGAGTTGCTCAAGCAATTCTCCAACATGTCCTTATGGTCCAGAGAACAGGCTTTCAATGAGTATGAATGGCTTAAAAATAAGGCTAGGTCAAGCATTGAGAATGACGGCATTAGACAAGCTAATTCCACGGCATTTCTTTCAGCTCTGGACGGTATGAACAACATGGCTTGGAAAGACATCGAATTGACAGATGAGAAGATCAGGCAAGAGATTGAATTGCTCAAAATCAAGATTGAGAAGAATCAAGGCTCTAAGTCTGATACTACTCTCATGGAAGCTCTTTTGAATGCAGTGAAGGGCGGTGACGAGGTTGAAGATTAAGTTTTCAAATAAACAAGCCGACATCATTCGCAGGCCATTCAACTATGAGCTTGAAGTGAACGAGGGCACGCCTCGAAGTGGTAAGACAACCGCTGGTCATTTCAGGTATGCAAGATACTTGATTGAGTCGCCAGATGAGAACCATCTTATAGCTGCATACAACCAAGAGCAAGCCTACCGCCTTTTTATTGACGGTGACGGTACAGGTCTAATGCACATTTTTGACGGTGCTTGCAAAATCAAGCACGACGAGCACGGAGACCATCTCCTAATCGATACACCAAACGGCACTAAGCGAGTTTACTATAAAGGGGGCGGTAAAGCAAATAGTGTAGGTGCTATCACTGGTATGTCGCTAGGTTCAGTAGTCTTTTGTGAGATAAATCTATTGAATATGGATTTTATCCAGGAAGCATTCAGACGGACGTGGGCTGCTAAACTCAGATATCATCTAGCTGACCTTAATCCTCCAGCACCTCAGCATCCTGTTATTAAGGATGTATTTGACGTTCAAAACACACGCTGGACGCATTGGACCATGGACGATAATCCGATTCTGTCAGAGGAACGAAAGCAGTCTATTATCCAATCGCTCAAGAAAAACCCTTACCTCTACAAGAGAGACGTCCTTGGTCAACGTGTCATGCCTCAGGGCGTTATATACGGCCTATTTGACCTTGAGAAGAACATCAAGGACAACTTGGTAGGCGAACCTATGGAAATGTATTTCAATGGCGATGGTGGACAATCTGACGCTACCTCGATGTCTTGTAATATCGTTACTAGGCACAGAGAGAACGGGAAAACCTTTTTCAGGCTCAACCGTGTAGCTCACTATTACCATAGTGGCGCAGAGACTGGTCAAGTCAAGGCGATGTCTACCTATGCAGTCGAGCTTCGAGCTTTCATTCAGTGGTGTGTTAGCAAGTATCAAATGCGCTATACCGATGTCTGGATTGACCCAGCGTGTAGATCCTTACGAGAGGAATTGCACAAGCTAGGGATTCAGACAAGAGGGGCTTTGAACAACGCCCATGACGTCAGCAGCAAGGCGAAGGGTATCGAGGTAGGGATTGAACGTGGCCAGAATATCATCTCTTCAGGTCAGTTCCTGCTTATCAATCATTCAGAGGAAGAGTACGACCATTACTATTTCTTGAAAGAGATTGGTCTTTATAGTCGTGACGATAACGGAAGGCCCATTGATAAAGACAACCACGCAATGGACGAATTCAGATATAGTGTCAATGTCTTTTACAAGAAATACGCTAATTTTTAACAGGAGCATATCAAAGAATGGGAATTTTTCAAACCATTAAAAATTTAATAAAAAGGAGTCAATACAGAATGACGACAGAAAGTCTGGCAAGTATCACAGACCATCCTAAAATCGCAATAACAGACGCAGAGTATCGGCGGATTAACGAGAACCTCAAATACTATCAAAGCAACGCTGGAACGGTTACTTACACGAACACGGACGGCATGATGAAACAGAGAGAAATGACTGTTTTGCCAATTGCTCGGACCGCTGCCAAGAAGATTGCTAGTCTGGTCTTTAATGAGCAAGCCTCAATTAAATTAGACGATAAAGACGCAAATACATTCATTCAAGAAACATTGAAGAATGATCGCTTTAACAAGAATTTTGAGCGCTACCTTGAGAGTTGTTTAGCCCTTGGAGGACTTGCCATGAGGCCTTATGTGGATAATGGACGAGTGAGAGTATCATTCATTCAAGCGCCAGTCTTTTTACCACTTCAATCTAACACGCAGGATATTTCAAGCGCTGCTATCGTGACTAAGACGATTAAGGCTTCAGGTCAGAAGAACATCTACTACACGTTGATTGAGTTCCACGAGTGGTCAAGCGACGGGAAGTACATCATCACTAACGAACTATACAGGTCTGAAAGCTCTGAACAAGTAGGTGGACGTGTTCCTCTAGCTGAAGTCTATGAGGATTTAGAAGAACAAGTTGAACTTGACGGTCTAACAAGACCGCTTTTTTCTTACCTAAAACCTCCTGGAATGAACAACAAGGACATCAATTCGCCTCTAGGTTTGTCTATCTTTGACAATGCCAAGAGCACGATTGATTTCATTAACACCACCTATGACGAGTTCAAGTGGGAAGTCAAGATGGGACAACGCAGAGTGGCAGTTCCTGAAAACCTTACAGAGACTCGAGTAGTTAATAAAGACGGAGACGTCCAGCTTGTCAAGCGTTTCGATACTGAGCAAAACGTCTACTTACGCTTATCCACTAATGACATGGATGGAGGAAGCATCACAGACCTAACAACTGCAATCCGAGCTGATGATTACATCAAGACCATTAACGAAGGCTTATCGCTCTTTGAAATGCTTCTAGGTGTATCAGCTGGGATGTTTACATTTGACGGGCAGAGCTTGAAGACTGCGACAGAGGTCGTTTCTGAAAACTCTGATACTTACCAAATGAGAAACAGTATTGTCAGCTTGGTTGAGCAATCTTTGAAAGAATTGATTATCTCAATCTGCGAGCTTGGTAGTCTTTATGGATTGTATAGCGGTCAAATTCCTCAGATGGAGAAGATTGCAATCAATCTGGACGACGGAGTTTTCACTGACAAGAACAATGAGCTTGACTATTGGACCAAGGCTTTGGCCAGTGGCATTGTCAGCAAGGCTCACGCTATCCAGAAGGCATTCAATATGTCAGAAACCGATGCTAAGAATATGATTCAAGCAATCAACCAGGAAACAATGGATACTGCCAACAGTCAGCGAAGTCAACAAGACATTGATATTTACGGGGAGTGATTAAATGAACCTAATTTCAAGGATTTTCTGGTTAGCTCCAAACCCTGCCAAGTTATTTATGAAAAGCTCAAGACCAAGGCTAGAGAGGATGCTAAATGAAAGGAAACAAGAGACCGCCGATACAATTCAATGACGAGCAACTGCTGCTTCAAGCGAGCAATGTCGCAGACATCTATCATCAGTTAGCCTTGGATTTGTTTGACAACGTGGTTGAACGTGTGACGGAACGTGGCACGGTTTATCTTGACAAACAACCTTATATCTGGCAACTCGAGAAGATGCAACAGATGCACATGCTGAACGAGGAAAACCTAAAGCTAATCTCTGAGCGTTCAGGTGTAGCTGAAGAGCAACTGCGACACATTGTCGAAAACGAAGGATTGAAGCTCTACACTGATACGAAACAACAACTCATGGAAGATTTAGGCCGTGGATCATTAGGAGGTAATAATTATATTCAAGAAATTCTTGCTGATTATGCCAACCAAGCGATTGACGAGCTACACAATCTAACAAACACAACGCTTCCTAAGGCTGTCATAGGCGCTTATCAAGGTATTGTTGAGCAATCTGTCGCTAGAGTTGTTACTGGCCTGTCTACGGCTGATAAGGCTATCTCTGACACGGTCATGAAGTGGCAAGAGAAAGGGTTCCAAGGCTTCCAAGATAGTGTTGGGCGAAATTGGAAGATAGACAACTACGCACGGACTGTTATCAAGACGACAACCTATCGAACTTTTCGAGAAATGCGAACAAGACCAGCTGAAGAGCTGGGCATTGATACCTTTTACTTTTCAAAGAAAGCATCAGCGAGAGAGATGTGTGCGCCTTTGCAACACCAGATAGTCACGACTGGTCACGCTAGAACCGAGCATGGCGAGAAGATTTTGGCTTTGGACGACTACGGTTATGGCAAGCCTGGAGGTTGTCTTGGTATCAACTGCGGGCACATGATCACACCATTCATTCCAGGAGCCAATTACAAGCCTGATTTAGGCGAGGATGTGGCAGAGGTTAGTCCAGAGCAAGCAGAAGAAAATGCTAATGCAGAAGCAAAGCAGAGAGCTCTAGAGAGGTCTATCAGAGCGAATAAGGAAAAGCTCCACGTCGCTGAGAAGTTAGGCGATAAAGAACTGATAGACCGATATAAAATGAAATTAGGCAACCAGAGAGGTGCCCTCAAGTCTTGGATAGATGACCATCCATTTCTTTACCGTGATGAGAAACGTGAGAAGTATCATGAAAATCCGTCGAGCTTTGCTAAAGAGGAAGGTAAGCAGAGAGAAAAAAATCAGAAGGTTGCATCAGAATATAACGAGATAAGAAGATTATTAGGTGAGTACGCTCCATTATCACTAGATAAATACCGAAATATAAGGTATAATGATAGCGAGGAATATAAGCGACTTAGTGCACTAGTGAAAAGCGTGAAAACAATGCTGGAAGCTAGAAAAAATACCACTGTTATTGTTAATGATAAAGCCCCTGTTTTACATCAACCAAACAGTGTTGTCGACTTGTATAAAGATGGTGATTTGATTCAACGTCGATACTTTGGTAAGACTGGTAAAGCTAAGTTTGATATTGATAATACAGACCATAAACAGCCAGAACACCACAAAAAAGTCCCTCACGTTCATTATTGGTCTTGGTGGAAAGATGATAACGGAATACAGAAGAAAAAACGGTCAAAAGGCGATCAAGAACTAACTTTAGCCCAACGTATCGCAAACGAAGATTTGAAAGGAATTAGGCATAATTATGGCAAATAATTTTTTTAAAACTCTAGAAGATTTCAGAGAAAGCGTAGAAAGCGGCGAAGAGTTTAATCTAAAGCTAAACGGAATTGAGTATTACATTGGGTATTTTGGTGATGATAATGTAATCTCTGAGCCTTTTGGTGTTAATGAACAAAAATTTTCTAGTTTTGATGAATTATTAGATATTGATCTACACGGGACTACCTTAAGAGATAGTTGGATGCTATTGACTGCATAACTTTGTAGCAAGTCCCATTTTTATGTGATATATTGGTAAATAAAAACAAGAGTGTCTACGGACGCTCTTTTGTTTTTGTCGATGTTAGCACCCTCAAAACCGTGTCGAATTCGATGCGGTTTTTTGCTTGACTTTATCCGCAGTCGGTAAAGAACGGAAGATATTACCTAATTTTAGGAGGACAGAAGAATGCCAGAAGACATTCAAGCACAAACTGACCAGCCAGTTAACGCTGGAGAACCTACTGAGTCACAAACTCAAGAGCAACCTGTCAAGACATTCACTCAGGACGAAGTGACTGGTCTTGTCGCTAAGGAGTCTAGGAAAGCACAAGAAAAAATCTTCAAAAGCCTAGGATTTGAAGACATCAAGAGCGCTAAAGAAGGACTCCAGCAACTCAAAGAGTGGAAAGACTCACAAAAGAGCGAGGCTGAGAAACAGTCAGAGGCGCTTGCTGCTAAAGAGAAAGAGCTAGAAGCTGCTTTATCAAGTCAACGACTTCTTGAAGCTAAACTGTCAGCTCTGACTTTGGGAGTCAATGCTGAGTCTGTAGACGATGTTATCACTCTTTCAAATCGCTTGGTATCCGATGAGGTGTCTATCGAAGACGCTATCGGTCAAGTGTTACAAAAATACCCTCAGTTTGGTCGCACGGAGCAACCTGAGGAGAAAAAGCCGACATTTTCAGCCGGAGGAAATCCAACGGCCGGAACAAACCAAGAAGACGCCTTTTTGAAGGCTCTGGGATTAAATAATTAACAGGAGATCTATAATGACAATTAACTATATCACTAAACACGAAGGCACTTTTGAAAAGAAATTGATGCAAGGTGCACTTACTAACATTTTGGAAACACCACAGGTAAACTGGTTAGGTGCTAAATCGTTTGAATTGCCTACAATTTCAGTTACTGGTTATAAAGCACACACACGATCTAAAGGCTACAACGCTGGTACAGTTTCAAACGACAAGAAAGTTTACACGCTCGGTTTTGACCGTGACGTTGAGTTCTTTGTAGACGCTGCAGACGTAGACGAAACAAACCAAGAGCTTTCAGCTGCTAACGTATCTAATACATTCATCACTGAACACGCAACTCCAGAAGTTGACGCTTACCGTTTCTCTAAACTTGCAACAGAAGCTATCACAGGTACACACTTCAAGTCTGAAGCTGACTTGTCAGAAGTGAATATCTACTCACGCTTGAAAGCTGCTCTTTTGCCAGTTCGTAAATATGGCGCTCAGAACATCGTTGTTTATGTTTCTAGCGAAGTTATGGACTTCTTGGAACGCTCTAAAGAGTTCACACGCTCAATCGCTACTACATCACCTCAAGGCATCGACACTCGTGTCACTTCACTTGATGGAGTTCAGCTTATCGAAGTTTGGGACGATGCACGCTTCAAGACTAAATTTGATTTCACTACTGGATTTGTTAAGGCAGCAGACGGTAAAGACATCAACTTCTTGATCGTTGCTAAACCTGCAGTAATTGCAAAAGCTAAATTTAACTCTATCTATCTTTTCGCACCTGGTCAACATACAGAAGGCGACGGATACTTATACCAAAACCGTTTGTATCATGACCTCTTCGTCCTAGAGACTAAGAAAGACGGTGTCTACGTTTCTCACAAAGCCTAATAAGGGGGGTAATCCATGAAGAAGTATGAAAAATTGAACCAGGTCTACACAGTCCAAGAAGGGAGCTTGCTCGAAGCGCAATTAGTCGCTGACGGCTTTGAAGAAGTGGTTGACGAGGCAGAGCTTGAAGAACTACTTGCTACTCATCAACTCGCAGATCTCACTTTGGTTGAGCTGAAAGCTCTTGCTAAAGAGCGAGGGTTTGAGGGCTATTCAAACAAGACCAAAGATGAACTTTTGGAGGTGCTAAATGGCCAAGTTTAAAGCAAAATTGAACGCTTATCTAGCTAAGTCTGACCGTCATTTTGACAAAGGGCAAGAATACGAGTTAGATCAAGACGAAGCTAATCGAATCAATGGCCTCTTTAATGAGGTTGTTGGTGAAGATTGCCTTGAACTCGTTGAAGAGCCTAAGCAAGATCTATTTGAGGCGGAGACATTCGCCTTGTAAGGAGGTGAATAGATGTCTTACTTAACTAAAGAAGAGTTCACTGAACTCGGTTTTGAGTGCGAGGGCGACTTTTACAAACTCTTAAAGCGTGCCAAGCTCGCTATTGATGCTTTTACAAGAGATTTCTATTTCTTGAATAGCTTTGAAAGCGACAATGAAGCACGAAAAAGAGCGGTCAAGCTCGCTATGGCTTATCAGATAGCTTATTTAGATAGTTCAGGAGTCATGACAGCAGAGGACAAACAGTCTATTGCTAGTATGTCAGTCGGACGGACGTCGGTAAGCTATCGCACAGGCTCACAGAACGGCTCGGGCTCGCTTTCAGTAGCTGAACGATATAATTTATCCAAGGACACGGAGAACTGGCTTCGAATGGCTGGATTTGGCTTTGCGAGGGTTGATTATGATAGATAAGAGAATGCTACCTGATTCTGTGACTATCAAGAAGTCAATCGGAGAGGATAAGTGGGGGAAAGAAACCTATTCTGAACCCCTTTTATTATCTCCTTGTAAATTCGATAGGTCCTACTCTCATTCTGGCTCAGGTAATCATCGTAGCGAGTACAATTCCTCAACCGTGATTGTGTATCACAAATATTGCCCCGTGTCGCTCGATAAGAGCTTCATCGGTGGCATTGTCGAAGAGGACGGAGTCAGCTACGTTGTTAAAAACATCATTCCACAGTATCATCCCTTGACGAGTAGGCTTTTAGCTTATGAAATCGAGGTGATTTAGTGGGTGGTGGTGTAAGTGTCAAGATTGACCTGAACGGCGTTAAAAAGAAGGTATCGCCTGAGAACTTCGCAAAGGGTAAGTTGGCCATCGCTAACCAAATGCTACTGGACATGGAGCCATACGTCCCAAAAAGGAAGGGAATTTTAAGATCTAGCGCCCATGTCAGACAAGATTCGGTAGTGTATGTGACACCTTACGCAAGATTGCTATATTATGGCAAGAAGCGGAAAGGGTTCTTTTCTGAGAAACAAAGAAAGTTCTTCTTTGCTAATAAGGAGAAGTTGTTGAGCCAACGGCCAACACCTGGAACTGGTCCGAGGTGGGATAAGAAAGCCGCAGCCCTACACTCTAAGAAATGGGGCGATGTCGGATTGAAAGCGATGGGATTGAAATGAACCAAAATAATGACTTTGCAGATGTCTTGCTTGAGCATATCGAGGGTATTCAAGACAAAATCCCGTCTAAACTTGGTTATTTAACCGAGAAAGAGGGATTGGTCCTTTATCCGCTACCTGGTGGAGAGGTTGTAGACGAGGACATGGCTGGAACTCAAACAGTCAGCTTGCCCTTTGAAATTGCTATCAAGTCACGAGATCAGGAATTAAACAATAATACATTGTGGCAGATTAACGCTGCCTTATCAAAAATGGACCTAGAATTGCCAAGTAAGAATGGTTCTTACGATTTCTTAGGTCTGAAAGTCGACAAGCCTTACTTGAATGATTTAGACGAGCAAGGCTTTTACATTTACTTGCTGGACGTAACTGCCAGCCTTGAAATTGAAAGGAATGAATAACTAATGGCAAAAAATAAAAACGTAAAACGTAAACATTATATTGCGCCTTACAAAGAAGCAACTCCAGACACTCCACCAACTGCGACAGATTACCTCTGGATTGCTAAAGGCATCAAGTCATCATCACCAGAAAACGACGAGAAGACAGACGACTTCACAGACTTTGCTGGTGACGGAACACCAGAAGAACAAGTGATCACTAAAACACGAGGGCGCTCATTTGAGGGCGTTCGTGATACAGATGACAAAGCGCAGAACTTTGTAGCTGACAAAGAAGACGCAGTAGGAGACGAGCTTTTGGTTTGGTACAAGGAAGTTGACGTAACTGGAAAAACTCAATACGAGGGACCAGCTCGTCTTTCTGGTATCGAAATCGGAGACGGAGAAGCCTCTGAAAATGAAAGTATTAAGTTCAAGGTCGTTTGGACTCGTAAACCTAAGAAATCTACAGTAGTACCAGGATAATCTAAGGCGTGAATTATCACGCCTTTTTATTTTTTAAAAAAGGAGCATAAAACATGGTAGTCATTAAAAAAGCTAGCAATATCATCCCTGTTGATTTTGGAGAATTCCAGCTGGAATATTTAGCAAATGACAAGGGTGTCAAAGAACTTGATTCATTTCTTGATAATTTGAAGAAAGAATGGAAAAAAATGGAAAAACTTTCTGACGAGGCAATCGTTAAGAAGGGCAGAGAAATCGTTGAGGCCGGATGGACTCGTCTTTTCGGTGCTGAAGAATTTGAGAAAGTATTCAAATTCGCAGACGAAGACTCGACAATCGCATTTAACTATCTGGTTCAGACAGTCCTTGGAATTATCAAAGATTACCAAGAGCGCAACTCGGAAGATGCACTCAAGAAGTATCTAGCGTGATGCCATGTTAGATATTTCTAGGAAGCTAGTTGATGAGCTTGTTCTAGAAATTGAAGGCAAAGAACAGACTTTCCCTCTGCTCTTATCGTTCGATAGAGTTTTGAAAGTCTTTGAATTGTGGAAGGACGACGAAGTTTCAGACATTATGCGACCTTTCTTTGCGTTGAGGATCCTGACTGGTGTTTCTTTTGATTTTTTGACCGTGAACGAGGCCATGGAAGTGATTTTGGCAATCTTTGAAGAACATATACAAAACGGCAAAAAAGAAGATGATGTCGAGTACGACCTGGCAGGTAATGTCATAAAATCCTCGACGTCAACAGAAGAACCACAGAAAAGACTCTACAACGTGAAGCATGACGGAGCTTATATCTTTGCTTCTTTCATGCAAGCCTACAAAATCGACTTAATTGAAGAGATTGGAAAGTTGCACTGGAGAAAATTCAACGCATTGCTTGTTGGTTTGCCTGAAGGAACCAAATTTGTAGAAGTCGTGAAGATTCGCTCTTACGAACCACAAAAAGGCGACAGTCAGGAATACATCGAGAATATGCGGAAATTACAAAAAGAATACCGTCTACCAGGCGACGAAGAAGACGACGAACTGGAAGACGATGAATATGATTATTACGAATAGAAAGGAGGTATACAATGGCAGACGGAAAAGTTGTCATCCAGGTTGACATGGATGGCAATAAAGCACAGTCAGGTGTCGAACGTTTAAAAAGCATGATGGGTGGATTGGCTGAAAGCGGAGAGCGAGTAGGCTCGGTTTTTAAATCAGTTTTAGGTGCTAACATCGTCAGTGGTGCTCTGATTGCAGGGATCCAATCCCTTGGAAATGCAATGAAGAGTGTTTTTGCTACTGCCTTGGACGAAGGAGCAAAACTCCAACAATCCTTTGGTGGTATCGATACGCTCTACACGACTGCCGCTGACTCTGTGAAGCAATATGCGAACGCTGCGGCTTCAGCTGGTATCTCTGCTAATACATACGCAGAGCAGGCCGTTTCATTCGGTGCTAGTTTAAAACAAGCGCTCGGTGGTGACGCAGTGAAGGCTGCACAAATGGCGGACAAGGCTATCATGGCCATGGCTGATAACTCGGCTAAAATGGGTACTGATATTGGTTCAATCCAACAAACATTCCAAGGTTTTGCGAAGCAAAACTACACAATGCTGGACAACCTCAAGCTAGGCTATGGCGGTACCAAGCAAGAAATGGAGCGACTCCTAAAAGATGCCAGCAAACTTGAAAAAGCGATGGGTAAGAAGTTTGATATCAACAATTTTGCGGACATTGTAGAAGCTATTGACCTGGTTCAGCAAGAATTAGGAGTCGCTGGAGTTGCTGCAGAAGAAGCTCGGACAACGTTCAGCGGTTCATTCGCAGCAATGAAGGCTTCAGCTTCCAACTTCTTAGCTAACCTCTCACTTGGTCAGGACATCGCTCCGTCTTTGAAGGCGCTAGTGTCTACTACCTCTACATTCCTGTTAGGCAATTTCTTGCCAATGGTCGGGAATATCATGAGGCAACTTCCACAAGCCGTTGAGACGGCTCTGGCAGAAGCTGGACCTAAAATTGAACAAGGTTTCAAATCCTTGTTTGCATCTTTAGGAGTTGACGAGGGTGTTTTCGACTCATTCAAGGACACTTTCAGAGATGTCATCGTTACGGCTCAGTCATTGTTTGAGTCGTTCACTGGAGAAGCAAGCGGTTTTGGAAATGTCATTCAAGGTGTAAGTAATATCATTGAAACGGCTAATACAATGATCCAGAACCTAGCCGCTGGCTTCCAATTCGCACTAGAAGCCTTTGAGAATACTGGAGCGATTAAGAACGCTTATCAAGCCTTTAAGGACTTATCAGAGGTGGCGCTTGACCTAGCAACTAAGTTAGGCGATGCTATCCCATGGGATACGATTGGAGAAGCTGCGGGTAAGATTGTAAACTTTGTTTCACAGATGGCGAGTTCGTTCGCTAATTTTATCAAAGGACTTGATGCTAACACAATCCGAAATGTAGCGACGGCTCTAGTGACCATGGCTGTGGCCTTAAAAGGTATCAAGACAGGTGTAGCGATTGCTAAAGGTCTAAAATCAGCTTTTGATTTTGGAAAAAACATCGTGTCGCTGATTGGTAACGTCCTAGGGCTTACCGCTGCTCAAGCTGCAAACGCTGGAGCGAGTGCTGCAATGAGCGCAGGGACGACCGCAGTCGGTACATCAGCTGGAGCGAGTGCTAGTTCAGTTATGCAGTTAGGTGTAGCTGTGCTCATGGTTGGAGCTGGTATCTTAGCAGCTGCAGCAGGTATCTATGTATTGGTTCAAGCTGCTATCCAATTATCAAGTGCTGGAGCTGGTGCACAGATTGCTTTACTTGCAATTGTGGCAGGAATAGCCTTGCTTGCAGTCGGTGCTGCAGCAATCGGTCCAGCATTAACAGTAGGCGCAGTCGGTATTCTAGCTTTTGGTGCTGCAATCGCTCTAATTGGAGCAGGTGTCGCAGTCGCCGCGCTAGGGATAGCCGTATTAGTTGACGCTATCGCCAATGGCTTTGCCTTGATCATCAACACGATTTCAAGTAATGCGCCTCAGATTATCAGTATTATCCAGGCTATTGCCGATGGTATTCGCACGGCTATGGATGGCATAGCTAACATCATCATCTCTGTAGGTACGGCTATTAACATCGCTCTACAAGGTATTGCCGATATTTTCAAATCAGTTGGAGAGTCAATCTCTACGGCTGCTCAAGGTATCGGTAAGGGTATTGAGAGTGTATTCAATGGAATTTCAACGGTCATCAGCTCAGTCGGTGGTGCAGTTAGAACAGTTTTAGATGGTATTGCTAATGTATTCACGTCTATTGGAACGGCTGCCAAGAATGCAGGTCTAGGTGTGAAATCAATGGCTGAGGGCATTCAGTTGCTTGTAGGTCTTAATCTGTTTGACCTTGCAAGCACTCTGACGGTTGTTTCTACTGGTCTTGCTGCTATTGCCAACTCTGGTATCGCTACGGCTGGACCAGGGTTACAACAAGCAGGAACTGGATTGATGCTGATTGCTACATCAGCACAACTTGCAAGCCTTGCTTTGCAATCAGTACCTACTGCGCTATCATCACTAAGCACGAGCCTTGGCACTTTGCCAGAAACATTAGCAAGCGCTGGAGCTTCCATGAGCACCTTTGCTTCATCGGTCATGGCTTCATTTGCAAGTCTTTCTGGATCCGTGTCAGGTGTCATGATGCTACAAACAGGCTTGATGGCTCTAGCTAATGCGATGATGATGGCACAGAGCGGAGCTTCAGCGATGTCATCTACTCTAACGATGATTAACGCTTCAGCTTCGTCTGCTTCATCAGCTATTAGTCAGCTTGCTTCAGGCATAGCTTCAGCAATGACTCAGGCTGTATCATCGGTCCAGTCAAGCATGGCATTGATTGTTTCTGTGATTACACAGTCATCGGTTCAAATGACACAGGCAGGCCAACAGGCAGGTCGTGGAGTTTCTGAAGGGATTACAAACGGCATACGCTCTGGAGTTGGTTCAGCAATGTCAGCAATGGCTACAATGGTCAGCTCCATTCGTTCTACTGCGATGACTGGTGTCAGTGCTATGCGCTATGCTGGTTCGATGATTGGCCAAGGTTTGGCACAAGGTATGTACTCAGCGCTAGGAGCAGTAACGGCTGCAGCTAATGCCCTTGTCGCTCAAGCTGAGAGAGCTGCACAGGCTAAAGCTAAGATCCATAGTCCATCACGTTTGTTTAGAGACAATGTCGGACGTTATATCTCACAAGGGGTGGCAGTTGGTATTCTGTCAGATGCTCACAAGGTAGATGATGCTATGGGCGATGTATTCGACCAAATCAAAGCCTTTAATTTTGCGCCAGAAGACATTCTTGGTGTGGGACAAGCGAACCTTACTAAGACACTTCAGGTTAAATCTGACCTTGACCGTCAAATCAAGGCAAGTGTTAAGGTCGTACAAGAGAAATCTAACCGACTTGTCGAGCAAGCTCTAGAGGTTGCTGAGAAAGCAGTCAAACGACCTGTAAACATGATGATGGAAAGTGGAGTACTTGTCGGACAAATTGGTCAACAGATGACCGAGTTCCAAAACGACAAGCTCATGATCGATAACATGATGAGAGGTAATTATTAATGGACACAGTAATCTATAACAATCATGACCTCTCTGAGGTTATCAAAATAAGCGAAGTAATACGTCCAATAGGAAACGAAAGGAACGTCACGACGAATGACGCTCCTTTTTTGGGCGTTAACGTCCAGGAAGTAAGAACTGGACCGAAAAAAATCAAAATCAAATTTGCCGTGCAAAGAAAAACGGCAAGAGATACCGAGTCAGCCAAGCACGCTTTGGCCACAATCTTGAACACAGATAAGCCTGTTAAGATTACCATTTCAGACGAACCTGACAAGTACTATATGGGACTTGTCATTGGCTCTGTGGATGTCGATAACGTGGCCAGATGGTTCCAAAAGGGCGAGTTTGAAATTTTAGTTCCTGATGGCGTCGCTCATAGTTCGACTTATAGACGGTTCGACAACGGCCAAGAGTTGCGTGACAAGGTTATTTTTGACCTAGTCAATAATGGCAACGTCGAAGCTTTTCCAATCGTTACAGTCAAACACAATGCTGAGAATGGCTACATCGGTCTTGTAAATACCAGCGGAGCTCTTGAGGTTGGTGACCGTGAGGAAACTGACACAGGCACCGTCAAGCGCTCTGAGGTCTTGGTTGACTTTAGAGGGGATAGGATTTCAGATGCTTTCAACAGAGCGATCAAAAACAGAGCAATCACGAACGATAACGGGGAAACCGTGACAGGAGTGTCTGAGCTGACTACTCTTTGGAACAAGAAACACATCAAACTGCGAGACCAAACTGTAGCGGGCAAGTACGGGAACTATGCGACGGGGCTTTCCTGGGATATTCCAACAGATAGTGCTGGAGGTGTAGGCTCGCTCAATGATTATCTGTTTTGTAAACAGGTATTTCAATCAGGCGGTGCTGATCAGTACGGTTTTATTAAGATAACTGTATCAGACACTAGCGGTCAATTTCTGTATGGCGTCGAGACGTTCAAACGCTCTAAAGGGCAAGAATGTGAGTTCAATGTTTTCGGTTCGGACGGGAAAGGAAAGTATAACTTTTTGAAATGTTTCACTTTCACTGGTTCTGACGATAAAAACAAAAATCCGTTTGTCCCATCAAGAGGTCAGTTTGAACTCAAGCGAAACGCAGAAAGGGTTCAAGTCTACTATAACGGCTCGTATTATAGCTTTGTGATTCCTGAAATCAAGGATAGAAAATCAGCTAAAATCCATGTGACCTTAGGAGCTTATCACGATAAACCTATGGTGTCGCATATGTACGTTGATGAGTTGATGTTTCGTAAGGACTTTGTGCCATCTATTGGAGATGTACCTAATCGGTACCCTATCGGCTCTAATCTCATTGTCAATAGCGAGACGGACTCAGTAACGCTTGACGGAATTGAGAGGACAGTAGACGTCGTTGACGGTTCGCACTGGTTGACTATCCCTCCAGGCAATAGCCAATTGGAAGTCTATTGCTCAAGTTGGATTAAGACCAAGCCTACTATCAAAGTGGAGTTTGAAGAGAGGTATTTGTAATGTTATTAACAATTCACGACTCGAATTTGAGGAAAGTGGCATTCATTGACAATAACAAGCAAGGAACGTTGAACTATTTCAATGATACCTGGACACGATACCTTGAAACAGGATCCAGCGTTTTTGACTTTACGGTCTTTAAAAAAGCCATTATCTCAGACATCGGACAAAAAAGAGCCTATAACGCTCTAAACGAGAAGGCATTTGTGTCGTTCCATTACAAAGGCAAAACCTACCTGCATACTATCCGAAAAGTCGAGGAAAACGAGAAGGTCATTAAATGCTACGGCATCAACCTAAACCTTGAACTTATCAATGAGTACTCAATTCCTTATAAATCTCCTAGGGCTATGAGCTTCAAGGAGTTTTGCGAGGAGATGGACTTACTCAACTATACATTCTTGAAAATCGGTATTAATGAAGTATCAGACAAGAAGATTTCTGCTGAGTGGGAGGGCACAGATACTAAACTGAATAGGCTACTAAGTCTGGCCAAGAAGTTTGGTGCTGAGATTGAATTCGACACAAGGTTGAATGCTGATAGTTCTATCAAGTCATTCACCGTCAATGTCTACCATGAGCATGATGATAACCATCAAGGTGTAGGTCAGTTGAGTCCGACTGTATTGGTTTACGGCAAAAATCTAAAAACCTTAACTCGCACGATTGATAAGACCAGGATCTACAACACTGTAGTACCTACTGGTAAGGATGATAAAGGCAACGTGGTTGATATTAGAGGCCTTGGTCCTTGGTCAGTTAACAACGCAAAGGGCGAGCGTGAGTTTTATCAGTCGGGAGCTGCTTTGTATGCCCCTCTCTCAATGCAGATGTATCCATCTACATTTACTCACTCAACAGGCGAGCGTGACCAGTGGACTCGTAAAGACATGACGGTAGAAAGTTCAAATCCTGAGGTCATCCGTTCGATGGCTTACCGTGAACTGAAGAAGAATTGCTACCCTGCAGTCACTTATGAGGCTGAGGGCTTTGCAGATTTGGAAATAGGGGATACAGTTAAGGTCTATGATGACGGATTTAACCCTACTCTTTTGCTTGAAATGAGGGTATCTGAGCAAACTATCAGCTTTACCAATCCTAAGAATAATAAAACCACTTTTTCAAACGCAAAAGCGCTTGAAAATAGGCTATCTCAAGGCATTCAGCAACAACTAGACAGAATGATAGAAGAGGCTAAGCCTTACGCAATCAAGCTAGCTACTGACAACGGTATAGCCTTTAAGAACGGTCAAGGACAGACGATTGTGACTCCTACCTTAATGAGAGGTAACAAGGTCATCAATAGTGGCTGGCGTTGGGTGGTGAATGGTGTAATCAAGGCTACAAGCTCTAGTTACATTGTGAGAGCTGCCGACATCAACCAAAAGATGGTTTTGACAGTCTCGGCGTGGATTGATAACAAAGAGGTAGCCTCTGACCAGTTGACTCTTATCAATACGTCTGACGGAACGGCAGGAAAAACTCAGTACTTGCATAGAGCTTGGGCCAATTCAGAGGACGGACGTGATGGGTTCAGTACGTCATCAAGCGCCAACAAGCGCTATTTTGGGACTTACACAGATTTTACAGAGGCAGACAGTCAGGATCCTACAAGCTACAACTGGACAGCTCTCTTTGATAATGTGAGGGTTGGCGCTCGTAACTTTGCACTAGGAACTGCTAGAGCAACTATAGGAAATCAAGGGAAAATCTATACACTAGCACAATCAGCTCAGAATTGGCCAACGGTTCAACCACTTTATTTAACGTTTGATTATGTGGCCTCTGAAACCATCAAAGGTTTTAGGCTTAATCGTGTGATTAAGTATAGAAACGGTTCGCCAGAACAGTGGGATTTTACTACTGATGATAAAGCCTTAGGAATACAACACATAGATACTACATCTGTTAAATCTGGCACGTATTCTCAACCTTGGCTGTGGAAACCATACTCAAATGGTAGGACAAGTGATCTAATTGAAGAAATTGCCTTGTATCTAAATTTTGAGAAAGGTTCAGATGGAACAGTTATCGTTTCAAATCTAAGAGTCAATACTGGGACAGTCCCTATTGACTGGATACCAGCTCCTGAGGATATTGAGGATAGCCTTAATTCTAAAGCCGACCAAGGGCTAACTCAGGAACAACTGAATGCTCTCAATGAGAAAGCTGGAATTATCCAGGCTGAGCTTGAGGCAAAGGCTAGCGCTGACACACTTGATAATTGGATAAAGGCTTATAAGGACTTTGTCCAATCTAACGAGACCGCAAGGGCGCAAGCTGAGAAAGATTTGATTTCAGCTAGTCAGCGTGTTTCTAACATTGCTAAGGATCTTGGAGAGCTCTCTGATCGCTGGAATTTCATTGATACCTATATGAGTTCCTCAAATGAGGGGCTTGTTATTGGTAAGAATGATGGCAGCTCTAGCATGATGTTCAACCCTAACGGCCGTATCTCAATGTTTAGCGCTGGTGTAGAGGTTATGTATATTTCTCAAGGTGTTATACACATTGAAAACGGGATTTTCTCTAAGACTATCCAAATAGGCAGATTTAGAGAAGAGCAGTATCATATCAATCCTGATATGAATGTCATCCGTTATGTCGGTTAGAAAGGAGTAAAATGGCTAAATTTAGTAATTCAAGTGGGAGCTTGTATCTCAATGTTTATGTAGATCAGGGCTCTCAGAGTATCACGGCTAACACCTCAACTGTCAACTGGCGGATAACAGTAAGCCGTACAGGCGCCTATTACACTCATAACCATCAAGGAGACAGTACGTTGTCTCTCAATTTAGATGGTCGTAATGTGCATTACAGCTATCCGACGTGGGAGACATCAGGCGAGGAATACACGCTGGCTAGTGGTTCAAGTACAATCAGCCACAATGCGGACGGGACTAAAAAACTCCCTATTTCTTGTACGTTCAATCCTAACAATGGCCTGCATGGGACTATCACAGTGTCAGCTAGTCTCAACCTGACAACTATACCACGCTCTAGCTCTGTAAGCGTGAGCCCTGGAGTTATTGGTAGTTCAGTTACTATCAATATTAACCGTCAAAGCTCAAGTTTCAAGCATACAGTGCGCTATTCATGGGCAGGTAAGTCAGGGACGATTGCAACGAATGTAGACACATCTGCTACATGGTCAATCCCTATTGATTTTGCTAATGACATCCCAAACTCAGCGAGTGGGACAGGGACAATCTTTGTAGATACCTACTCAGGGAACACAAAGACAGGAACGCAGTCAACAACCTTGACCGCTAGCGTACCAAGTAACGTAAAACCCACATTTACAGGAGTTTCCCTATCGGACCTAAATGGCGCTGCTCAGAACCTTATCCCAAACGGAAACACGTTCATCCAGGTAATTTCTAACATCAAAGTAGCGTTTAATGGTGCGGTCGGCTCCTACGGCTCATCCATCACTGGATACTATGCTGAAATAATCGGCAAAAACCAGTCCACAAGCTCAAACGGTGGCAGTCTGGGCATTATGAACTATCACGGCACCATCAAAATCAGAGCTAGTGTATCTGATAGCCGTGGACGCTGGTCAGACTCTAGAGAGGTATCTGTCACAGTGCTTGAGTATTTTGCTCCTGCTCTTAGCTTTAGCATAGCCAGAACAGGCTCAACTTCTAGCACGTTGACGGCCACACGAAATGCCAAGATCGCCCCTCTGGCTGTCTCAGGTAGTCAAAAAAATACAATGACCCTGACATTCAAGGTTGCAAGACTTGGGACTACTAACTTTAAAGCAGACACAGGACCAGCCACTGGATCCTGGACAAGTATCTCAAACCTAGTCAACTCTCGGGCTAACCTAGCTGGCAATTATCTAGCTAATCAGTCGTGGGTTGTAATCGGAACGCTTGAGGACAAATTCACTAGGACTGAGTTTATGGTCAATGTGGCCACAGAGAGCGTGGTCTTTTCTTATGATAGGTCAGGCGTGGGGGTCAACAAAATCCGTGAGCGTGGGGCTTTGGACGTCAAAGGAGACATCTACGCTAATGACCAGCCTATTCAACAATATCAGCTAATTAATAATGATGGTGGCCTATCAAAAGGAAGTGCTCAATGGGATGATGTTTGGAACAAGCAAGGAACTGAGTTCGGTTGGAGAAGTGATAAATATGACGACAACCCTACTGGCAACGATTGGGGTCTGTATCAAAATTTTTGGCTTGATAGCTGGAAAGGCGTCCAATTTTTCACAGGGGTAACATCAAATAGGTTTTTCTTTAGGACTTACAACAATGACAGTAGATGGAGACCATCTCAATGGAAAGAGATCGCTACTAAAGATGACATCCAAAAATATACTCAAGACTCTACTTGGCAAGTCCTACCTTTGCAAAACGGCTGGGTACATCATCCTGATTATGACAAAGTTCAGTACTCAAAAACATTTGATGGAGTGGTTTACATCAGAGGCACGGCTTACAAAGGCAGAACAACAAAAGAGACAGTTATTGGTGTCTTACCTGTCGGATTTAGACCTAAACAAACTATGTTTGTATCAGCTCTAAATAATAGCTATGGCACGGCTGTTTTAGGTCTCTATTCGAGCGGTAACATAGTCGTCAAGGGAAACGTTGACGCTGATTGGCTCAATTTTGACAATATTTCATTTAAAATTTAGAAACGAAAGGAAACTATATGAAATTAGAATATGGAACAAAATCTTTGGAGTATGATGGCAGCGGTGCGGTATCAGCAACCAAAGTAACACTAGTAAACTCAATGGGGGCGAATGTACCGGTATTATTGCCGGCGGATAAAATCAGCTTGTCAAACACAGAGCTTTTTGAATTAGCTCTGGAGTCGCTCTATGAGGAGAATTTTCCAAACCGAGCTGAAAACGAGAAATTCAGCAAAGTAGCTCAAGAATTACAAAAAAACAAAGAGGCAGCGGCTCAAGCTGAGCAAACAGCAGCGGATACAAAAGAAAATCTTGATACTGTTTCAGCTATTACAGAGGTACTAATTGCTCTTGCTGTTTCACAAAATGGAGGTATGCCTACCCACGCTTATGGAAAGGTAGCAGCATTCATCAAGCCACTTGCTAAGGATAAACGTTACAACAACGGAGACATTATCGCAGGTGATTATCCATTTGATACCAATCCGAAGTGGCCAAGCGGAACTAAAACAATTTTCAAGTTCCAAATGCAACAGTCTGAAGGATACACTTACAAGGGGCAATCACTTGCTGAAATGCTACAGCAAGGTGTCTTGACCGTGGTAATGCCTCGTATTGAGTAACAGGAGGTTGTATGCAAATCGAATTTTTTAATTTTTTCAGAAGCGTAGTACAGACCGAAGACGGTCTGGTCTTGTACGCTCTTTCTTTGATTGTTTTGATGGAAATCATTGATTTCCTGACTGGAACGATTGCTGCTATTGCAAATCCTGACATTGAGTATAAGAGTAAAATCGGTATCAATGGACTCCTTCGTAAGATTTTAGGGGTCCTCTTGCTGATGATCCTTATTCCGATGTCCGTCCTCTTGCCTGAAAAGACAGGCTTCGCATTCTTGTACTCGATTTATCTCGGGTACATCGCATTTACTTTTCAATCACTTGTTGAAAATTACCGTAAATTAAAAGGAAATATCACTCTTTTTCAGCCAATCTTAAAAGCATTTCAACGCTTACTTGAAAAAGATGAAGATAAAAACAAAGGAGAATAACACATGCAACAAATTACTGAAATCATCACAAACGGAGCAATCAGCATCCTTGTCATTTTGGCTGGTATCGCAGTCAAGGCAGTTAAAGACTACCTTATTCAAAAAGGCGGTGAAAAGACCATCAAGATTGTCGAAATCTTAGCTAAAAATGCTGTCAATGCGGTTGAGCAGGTCGCTTCAGAGACTGGCTACAAAGGCGAAGAGAAGCTAGAACAAGCACGTATTAAGATTCGTACTGAATTGAACAAATACAATATCAGTATGACTGATACAGATATGGATACATTCATTGAGTCTGCAGTTAAGCAAATGAATGACGCCTGGTCTAAAGAATAAACCAAGAGAACCTTTTAGGTTCTCTTTCTTTTTTATTAGAAAGGAGGTAAGCATTTGAAAAAGGCCATAAAAAAAGACACGGACATTTGTGTAAATGTCCGAGATAGTGCCGACAAGGTGAAAGAAGAGTTTTACTCTCATGACAAAAACAACGCATTTATAGAGCTATCCTTGAACAGTATCAATGCTGAGAAAGTGACCGTCCTATTCCACTTTAAGAAGACCAACCGTTTCTTGGAAGTCGTTGGAACAGTTGAAGCTAATCATGCCTCTATTCCCTTTGATACATCGATGATCACGACTGACGAAACTGTGACTGGTTTTGTCTATGCTGAAAAAGATCTGCAATCTGCAGACCTTTTCAGGTTCTCGTTTGGTGTACGTGTTTCTGAAATCGACAAGCTCGACGGTGCCCCTGTTATCGAGAAGGAAACTAAACGCATTGTGGCAGCGACTGATATTGTGACCAAGTCGGAATTAGAGGAAGCGCTGAAGCATATCAAGGTTGAAGGTGCGACCTATGACGACTCAGAAGTCATTCGACGGTTAGCGCTGCTAGAAGCTAAGCCCGAAATCGATACGAGTCAGTTTGCTACTAAGGAAGAGTTGCAGAATATTTCACTGACTCCAGGACCAAAAGGCGACCGTGGTGATCCAGGACCGCAAGGTGTACCAGGAGAAATTGGCCCACAAGGACCTGTCGGGCCTACTGGACCTAGAGGTGAAAATGGACGTGACGGAGTAGGCATTCCTCAAAAGATATCTTTAGCTGGAAACACGCTTATTCTATCGGACGGAGGAGGCAGCGTAACCTTACCGGCAAATGCCCCGGCAAACACTAGCGGGCAAGTATCTGAGTATGAGATACACGGTGTCGGGATGCCCAATGGTAAGGTCGCTGCACCTGTAGGTACTACTTATGTGGATACCGTTGCTACAAATAAGGCTTTAAAATGGATTAAACGCTTTGGCTCAGATAACCAGGGATGGGAGGTTCTAAAGGGTGACACTGGGTGGATAAACCTCCCTATTGTGTCAAAACTAGGAGCTTCTTATTTAAAAATCAGACGTGTAAATAACATGGTTACTTACCAATTTGGTGGGTTAAGTTGGGGCTGGTTTGGTATTGTAAGACGGGGAGGCCCAGGATATGTCTTACAACCTAGTGACCGTGACCGAAATGTGTTCATTCTAGGGCTAGGCGGTGTTCCAGTAGGTTTCCGTTCCGAGTTTAGTCTTATTGGAGGTATATACAATGACGCAGGAACGCCCTACGGTACATGGTATTTAGGAGGATCTGGAGATGGTAATATGTTGAGATTTCAGTTTACTGATCCGGTGCCTACCAATAAAGATATTGGAGATATCCGTGTCAGCTCAATAATGTACTTAACGGACGAACCTTGGCCTACAAGGTTACCTTAAAACGAAAGGAATAAAACATGGTAGAAATTATTAACCATACAATTTTTAATGGGATTTCAGGCTCCCGACCAACTGAGCGACCAAAGTATTATGTTTTACATAATGATGCTGGTTCAAAAAGTGCAAAGGCCTATATCGAATGGCTTCAAGAACGATATGACAATGGGCAGTCTGAACTTGGTTTTGCTCATTACTACATCACAAGAGATGCAATTGTGCGAGTCGAAGACACATACAATGGTTCGTGGTCTGCAGCGAACTATGATGCGAACATGAACTCTCTTAGCTACGAAGTATGTCAACAATACAACTCAACAGATGCCGAGTTCATTGAAAATGAAAACATGGTATTGCGACAAATGGCGGAAGACATGACCTACTACGGTGATACTCCGAATTATTCAAACATCAAGTTTCACAATGAATTTTCTAGCACATCATGCCCTGCTCGTTCCTTGGAATTGCACGGTGGCTACAATGACAGCCTGCGTGACTATGTGATTGCTAAGATTAAGCATTATCAGTCGCTCGGTTCAACTGTTCAAGAAATGCTCGATAATGAGGGCAACCAGGAAGGCTGGAAGAAAAATGCGACTGGTTGGTGGTATGTCAACGCAGATGGCTCATATCCAACTGATAAATGGCAGAAGATTGACAATTTCTGGTATTACTTTGACAGCAACGGCTATATGAAAGCTAACTATTGGCACAAACACACAGACGGCTACTGGTACTACTTGCTCCCAAGTGGAGACATGGCTACTGGTTGGGCGCTTATTGCTAACAAGTGGTACTACTTCAAAGAAACTGGTGCCATGGCCACTGGATGGGTCAAATATAAAGACCACTGGTTCTACCTCGATGCCAAAGACGGTGATATGAAATCCAAACAGTTCATTAAGTCAGCCGACGGATCAGGCTGGTACTACCTAA